TCCCGGCACACCCGATCGAGCGCGGCCAGGTCATCGGGCGGCAAAATGACAGCCTGTTCCATCCCCCCAGTATACCCCAGCGGTCCTTCGCGTGCTGGTGTGGCTGTGTGGGAGCGCTGGGGCGCCCTCTGGGGCGCGGTAGGTGCCGTTTGCCGGTAACAGGGGGCGAAGAGGCTGGGTTTGGGCTACTCTCATATAGTATCAATTCGGCCTGTCGAAGTTCGGTCTTCGGCCGGCCGGGTTCTTGATTTCGATATATCGAAATCAAGGCTTCCGCGCTTTCCTCACCCATCCTTTCTTAACCGCAAAATGCACCCGGTACAGGTTGGTCTTGCCCTGACCTCGGCGAGTGATCTCAACCAATCCGGCAGCCTCAAGCTCCTTGATGTACTCATTTACCTGCGACACGCTCATGCCCATATGCTTGGCAAGCGTGTCTTGTCCGGGGAACCAGCCCTCGTTGTACCAATCGAAATGCAGAAACATCGAGTAAGCGACCTTCGCGCCGAGGCTCAGGGAGCCGTCCCTTAGGATGAAGTCGCCTTCTGCGTCCGGGTGGCAAAGCGCGGCGCCTTCGACACCGACCATCCAAGGCCGGGAAGGGCTGGGAAAATCGCGGTCACGGAGCCTCGTCAGATCGTGCGGGGGGTCAGCGCGTTCGAGCGCAGCATGTTGCGCACGACCCCGGGATTGCGCGCCATCAGCCCGGTAAACCAGCGCTCGACCGCCGGGCCGTCCGAGGGTCCGTGGAAATGCAGGTGCATGTCGCTCCCTCCAGCTCCATTTGGGCCGCCCTGCGCGATCATGCTCTGGAGTCCTTCGCTGAGCGGGGCCGGCAGCACCATTTCGCGCGAATGCAATAACGCCGGGGTCGCGCCGGCAAAACTCGGCAACGCCCAGCCGCCTGCGGCCGAGGGCACGATGCCGCCTTTGGAGAACGCCAACAGACCGCCAAGCCAGCCAAACAAGCCTCCGCCGCTCGCGGCAGCCCCTCCCGCGGCGGCGGAGCCGGCACCGATCGCCGCCGCACCGCCACCCACCGCGGCCGTGCCCACGCCCATCGTGGCGGCGAGCGCCGTAACGGCAGCCGTGTTTGCCGACAGCGCCGCGGTGTTCGCGGCCTGCCCGCCGGTGTCGATCAGGGTGCCAAGCCCGAACTGCTTGCCAATCCAGCCGCCGAGTGCATTGCCCAGCACGTCTCCGACACCCTGGCCGGCAACAGGAGCGGCCAGCCCGAGCAGCGAGGCGAGCGGGCCGGCAGCGGCCCGCGACAGCGTGGTCTGCGCCATGCTGATAAACCCGCGCTCGACCGATTGCGCGACCCGAAGGGCGGCGGCCTGGAAATTCAGCGAGCCTTCGACGAGCCCGGTCACCGCCGAGTGCCAGCCTGCGCCAATCTCGTCGAACGCTTGCCGGTACGGCTGGGCGAACCTGTCGGCCTCGTTGCGCGCGGCCGCGGCGAGACGCGCCTGGTCCTGCGCGAGCTGGGCTGAGTAGCGGCCGCTCAATTCGACCAGCCGACCATATGTCAGTGATTTCTCGGTGAGGCTCGCTGCGTCGATAACAAGAGTTTTTTCGAGGTTGGCGCGTTCCAGCTCACTGCGCTGGGCGGCGTATTGAATGTCGAAGCCCAGCGCCTGGCGCAGCGAGATCGCGCGCTCGCCGACCATTCTCTGCATGTCCACCCGGAACGCGGCTTGGGCGGCCGTACCGGCCTCGGTGAAGGCAATCTTGAGCTTTGACACGGGCGCGATCGCACCGGTGACCGCCTGCTTCAGCGCGTTGAGCGCCGATAGCGCGCCGCCGATATCGGCGCCGAACCTGATCTGCACCTCGTCGGCCACTGATCACCTCAAATGCAAGCGAGGCGCCAGGCGCCCCGCAATAAGCCTCCGCAGAGGTTGGCTGATTGTTGATGCTGCTACTGCAAGGCGATCGAGACAGACTCTGTCGCCTTAGCTGCGGCTTCCGGGTCCTTGGCCCCCCGCCACTCGAGGAGGTGCGTGTAGGCAAAGGTGACGCCGCCGCAATAGGGCACGCCAGTCGCGCGTGACCAGATCCGATGCAGGCCGTTGATCCCGCTCGAGAGATCCTGCCGTTGGCGTGTGATCCGGGGTTTCACCAAATTCTCGAAAAACCGGTAAAGATCGATTTTGCTGATCCCCGGACAGCGGCGGCCCAGCAGTCGCCAGACGATGTCATAGACCTTGCTCTGGTCGTAGAGCCGCTCGGTCCCAGTCGTCAGCAGATCGTGCAACAAGTTCGACTCGACGCGCTGCACCGTATCGTCCGGCCGCAGATGCAGCAGGATGACGAAATTGTAGAGTTCGCCCGGGAGTTGGGCATAGACCGAGACAAGCCCGCCGCCGATCGGCCTGCCATTGACGTCCATGTCGTGCCGGTGCGCCATCGCCCCGACGAGAAAATCCTCGTCGATCGTCATCGTCGCCCGCAGCCAGCGCACGCATTCCTCGACCATGACGCCTATGCAACCGGGCCCGTCAGCCGGCGACGCGGCTATCGCCGGCGCTGGATGGGCACCGCCAGCGATCCCGAGCGCCAGGCCGCAGAGCAGCAGCCACCGCATTGCCGTCCCTCCGCGCCGAATGTCGGCGCAGAGATTATGCGGCACAGCCGCGACGCGACAATGACGTTAGCCGCCCGCCGCGCCCCGGTTGCGGTGCGCGATGGCGACGGCTTGCGCCCGGTTGCGCGCGCGTAGCGCATCGAGGTCGAGCGGCATCGGCATCCCGAGATCGCCGCCGCGCGCCACCGCGAGCCCGGGCGGCGCGGCAGCGGCGATCTCCTCGACCGGCGGCGCGCCTGCGGGTGCAGCGCGGGGGATCCAGCCGAGCATGCGCGCGATCGTCTGCAGCATCAGGTGCGCCGGCGGGTTCTCTTCCCAATACTCGAAAATCTCGCCGGTCTCGGCGAGTGTCATGCCGTCGATGACACGGTAGGAATAGGAGCAGCCGGTGGCGAGGGCGGCGTAGAGAGCACCGAGCTGTTCCCGGGGGCCTCTTCCGGGCTCGCCACCGGCCGCGCTTCCCCCATGGCGTGCTCCACTGGGGTCAGCCCGGCGATGCGCAGGATCGCCGCCACCGCCGCGTTGAGCTCTTCGAGCGTCGCTTCGAGATCGAGCACGGCATCGGGGGTAAGCTCGGGGCGCGCCGGCGCGAGCCCGGCTGTCACCACCTTGGCGGCGGCCTCGATCAGCGCGCCGCCCGATGTGCCGGTCATGTCGTCGAGCGCGTCCAGCAGGTGGCGCAACTGGCCGAGTTTCAGTGGGCGGACCTCGAAATCTCGTCCGCCCAGGGCGATGGTTTCGGTCATCGCGCCTACTCGTTGACGCTCAATGTGCCGATCGTACCGGTCGCATCGGCGAAGGCGCTGAAGTCGAATTCCTGAATCTCGTAATCGTCGGTCTTGGTCGGCAGCGCCAGTTTCATCGCGGTGCACGCGTTCAACACGAGCGCCAACCCGGCCGGAACGCTCCCTGTGGTTTTGGTCGTGTAGAAGGTTGCCTTAAAGGTCGGCGTGTAGCCCATGAACTGGTTGGTCAGCACCAGCTTCTTGCCGGAGCCGCTGACATTGTAGAGGTAGCTGATCAGCAGCGAGGCGTTCGCATCGGCGGCGGCGAAGGTGTAGATGCCGGTCGTCAGATTGACCGAATACTGGCCCGCTGCCGATGGCGTTGTGACCCGTGTAAAGCGGTTACCGGCACTGGCGCCGGCGGCGTAAAAGACGCCGAGATCGTCGACGTAGCTGGCGGCGTTGGCGACCGTTACCGTATAGGGGGTGGTCGCCGGAATTGTCGCCGCCTCGTTCTCCGAAACGGTCAGCTGGCCCGTCGCCGGGATCTGCCCGAAGAACAAATCGCCGTAGATCGCACCGAAAATGCGGGCGAATTTCGCCTTGCCGCTGATCTTGCCCTGGCCGCGAGCGATATCGACCGGGAACTGGAACTGGCCCCATAATTCCTTGGTCTGCCAGTCCCAATCGATCTGCACGTCTTGGAGGATGCCGAACTGGTCGGGCCCGATTCCCGATCCGGTAACGTCGGTTCGATTGCCCCACAGCGCCCCGGCGCCGAATGCAAGCTGCATGTCAGAGAACTCCCTTCAGGCGCCGCTTCAGCTCTTCCTTGGCGGCAAAAGCGTGGTTCCAGGCCGGCGTCACTTGGGCCACCGGCGATCCGGGAAAATGATCGGCCCACCAGCGCTCCACGATGTCATCGAGCGATCCCGACGCGGCCGGGACGCCCGGCGACCCCGCAACGCCAGGGGCGGCGGTCTCTTCCATGGTCAACTCCTGCTAGAGGCAGAGGATCTGGACCGGGATGATCGCGACCGCCTGGTCGCGGAGCACCCCCTCATCGGTTTCGATTTTACCGGCGATGTAGGCGTGCTGCACTGCCGCCGACAGGCCGATGTTCTGCAACCCGGTAGCCGGCAATGGCGCGAGCGCCGCCTCGACGCCATCGATCAGCGGATTGAGCACGGTCGCCGGCGCCACATAAGGGTTGCTCGCATGCGCGTACACATAGAACTCGACGACGAGCGTCCATACCGTCGGCGCGCCGAGCGTCGCCACCGATGCGAGCTCCGCCTTCTGGCGCATGAACAGCGCCGGCTGCTCTGCGGGAGTGAGGCCGCTCCAGTGACGCAGTCGTCGCGATGTCGTGACGAAATTGGCCGCAGTTGCAACGAGCGTGAACAGCGCGGCATAGATCGGCTCGCGCGTGATCATAACGCGGCCGCCAGCAGCGCGGAGTCGGTCGCGGTGGCGCCCTGGCGCCGTGCAAAGCCCGAGACCGGCGCCAGGGCACGATATTGCGAGAGCAGCAGCTTCACGTCGTCGCTCATGTCCTGCTGGGAATAGGTGACGGTTTCGCCACCGCCCAAGGCGCGCGAAACCTCGCCGATGCGGGTTCGCTCGCGATAGCGCTGCGACACCAGCTCGATGCAGGCCTGCGCGATGTCGGGTGGGGTCACTGCATAGCCGGCGGTATATGTGACGATCACATTCTGCGCGCGGCGGGTGAAGACATAGCCGCGCAAGGCCAGCTCTGTCGGGTTGAACACGTAACCGGCACCAAAGCCGCCATCGCTCGGCGCCGGCGGTATTTCCAGCCCGTCGATCGACAGGGACAGCACCGCAGCGACCGGGATGTTGGCGAAGGCGAGGCGCTGTCCGCCGGTGCCGTCGCGGATTTCCCGCCAATCGCCGAGGGCAATCTGGCGATGAAGCCAGCTCTGGATGAACTGGCTTGCCGCCGAGATCAGGCGCACCAGCAACGCATCGTCGGTGTCCGGGAAAGCGTCCTGTCCGGTCTGCAGCCAGCTCTTGACACCGGCAAGAGTCGTGAGATCGCCAAAAGCCATTGCTTTGCCCATCGAAAAATTCACCGCAGAGGAAGTGAGGCGACGGACGGGTGATCATCCTCACCGTCTCGCCGCCTCAGTGGTGAACTAGAGCAATTACCCATTCCCGATGTTGGTGATGACGCCCATCGCGAACGGGGCATAGATCGCCAGCACCTCTTCGGCGTAGACGCCGACCTGGCGCTGACGGGTCACCACGGGCCAGTCGATCTGGTAGTAGTCCTGCCGGGCCTTGACCTCGGCGACGTTCGGCACTTCGTTCGACTGGTACTGTATCGGAAGGTTTTCGGCCCAGCCGATGATCGTGCCGGCCGGGACGCGCGGATGGATGCGGACCGGAATGCGCAGCCCGCCATTCAAGGTGAACGGGTTGAAGTAGAACGACACCGCGCCCGCGGCTGCCAGATCGTAGGCGTTGCCGTCGGCGCTCACCTCATAGCGAAGCAGCGGCCCCGACGCGTTCGACAGCACCTTGCTGGTGATGTTCTTCAGCTCCTGCACATTGACGTAGAGCACGGTCGGCGACACCTGGTAGAGGTTCCACATCTGCTGAAACATCGCGTCGATCTCGACGACCGAGCCGCGGCCCGAGGCGGTCAGCGGCGTGCCGGTACCTGCGGTGCCGGTCGCCAGCGTGCTGACATAGGCGTTCGAGCCCGCTTTCAGTGCGGTGGTGAGCAGTCCGTCATAGGCGTAGCTCGGATTGGCCGAATTATCCGCGGTGACCGCGGACACCGCCTGCTGGCCGCCGGTGAGCGGCGCGGCGAAGCTGGCGCTGTTGATCGTGGTGATCGCCTGCAGGGTCTCCGCGCCGGCGGTGCCGACATACCAGGCGTAGGCGACCGCGCCCTGGAGCGCGGTGACGCTGGCGAACAGCGTCTGGCCCAAGGTCACCGCCTGGGTCGCGTTCGCGCTCTTGTTGGACGAGCCGCCCGCCAACACGAAGGTCTTGCCGTCGGCGCCGGTGATCGTCTTGGTGGTGGCGACACCCGCGGTAAGGCTCGAATTCTGGTAGCCCTCGAGTGTCAGGGCGACGACGATCACCGAATAGGTCGCGCTCGGCAGCGTTGCGCCCGAACCCGAGGCCGACAAAACCGGCGTTGCCGGGGTGCCCAGTTGCAGGGTGGCGTTGCCGGCGAGGATCGCCATCTCCTCCTTCAGCA